TGGTTTTTTATTGTAATCCTCTAAGTCCATTCTAGTTTCCCTCTCAGTCGAATGTGTTGTCTTAATAACATCGTAACTAAATATCACCTCAATCTGTGATGATATTTGAGCAATTTTTTTTTCTAATAGTAAACTTTCCTTTATTAATTGTCTTAAATCTCTCATGTATAAAATTTTATTATAAATATCTTTTACAATAATTTATTTGACTTCTTAATATTCTCAACCCCCCATAATGGTTGAAGATTCTTCAATGTCCAACATTTCATAAACTCATCATCCCCAATCTCAATAATGTTAAATGATGATATAGGTTTAATATGATCGACATGCCACTCACCATAATTATCCCAAGTCATACCATCAATGAATTTAGATTCTAAATGACTTATAAGTTCTTCAGGAGTATATTTTAAAACATCAAAATAATGTCCGTTCTTTTGAACATTGTTTTCTTTTAATACTTGATAGATTGCGGTTCTAAAGTTGGATATTAATTTATAAATCGGGTCTGTATGTCTTTTATGTTTTTGATATTCACGTTTGGTTTCTTTGATTTGTTCTTTATTTTGTTTACGATATTCTTCAATATATTTTTTCAGATAGTCTTTTTTATCTTTTGTCCACTCTCGATGGTATTCTGTTAATTTATTTTTATTCTTTTCTCTATATTTTTTTTCTGCGACTTTTTTCCCACCAATAAATCTACGACCACTAGATGTAAATGAAATTCCATTTTCCTTCAATGTTCTAAGAATTACTTGTTTACTGATACCCAAAATTTTAGAAATTGCTGGAGAACCTAATAAGTCCTCTTTATACAATTTAAGTATTTCATTAATTTCCTTTTCGTTAAGTTCTATTTTTTTCATATAAATAAATATACAACATAAAACCAAAAAATCAATTATTTACCCATAAATGAAAAAAAGAGGGACAAAAACTTGTCCCTCTCGTCAATATTAACTAAGATTGATTATCTCAATTCTTGTTAGTCGAATGTTCTAACACCATCAACAGTAATTCTCGCATAGAAGCGGTTGTTAACCATTTTTTTGGCGTATCTTGTCATGATACCTTTGATAGGTGTGAAGTTGAACGGGTTATACATTGTAGGTGTCAATTGAAGTGGAACATACGGAGCGTAGATGTAACCAGTATCAAGAAGTGATGTACCTTTATGTCCGATTAACACTTGGTTAGGTGGGAAGTAAGGGTCACGGTATACTTGGTATCTACCCGCTAATGTACCTACTCTTTCGATACCCATGTTGTATTGATCTTGCTCAGGAGAAGCGTTTGATACGTGGAAGTATTCCAAGTCATCAAAGATTGCAGAAACCTCAGAAGAAACAACGATCCAGTTAGCACCACCTCTAAGAGTTGATTTGTGGATTTGAGCAGAAAGTTGGTTGATAGCTGTGATAAGAGTTTGGTTCCAGTCTTTTTGAGTGTAAGCTACAGTACCAGTAGAGATTCTTCTCCATCCGTTGTAGTCCCATCTCAAGTTCCAAGCGGCACCTTTTCTCAAGTCACGAAGGATTTCTCTATCGATTTCAGCTGCAACTTGTTCAGACAATAATGCTGTTAATTCAGCTTCAGCGTCGATGTTATGGAAAGCAGCAACGTCCTGTGCTAATTCAGGTGACCATTGAGCTCTTAGTTTTCTTTCAGTTACAGAAACAGTTACTGATTCTAAGTCGAAAGAAACTTCACCAATTTTATCTTCGAATTCAAGTTCTTCGTATCTTTTGAAGAACGCTACGAAAGATGAACCTGAAAGTGCTTCAGTAATTGTAGTTCCTGTGTAACCATCTAATGAAGATGAACCACAATCAGCACAAGCTGGACAAGATAAGTCAACTTCAACTAAGATACAACCTTCAGGGTTACAAACGTCATTGAAAGAACCACCATTACCTGTTGAAGGGAAAGTAGTTTGGAAAGGTTTGTAGTTAGGGTTAACGATACCTCTACCATATTGTTGAGTAACAACTCTGAACAATAAAGGTAAGAAACTATTACCATCTGGTGTTGTAATTACATTACAAGGTGTATTATCAAATGATAAATCTGAAGTAGCAAAGATTTTAAGGTCAGATAAGAAAGTTTCAGTATCAACCTCATGTCCATCAGGACCGATAAGTTTACCATAAGAAGTTGGTTGGAAACCACAAAGTTTGATAATAAGTTTTCTAACTTGTGTACTCGCAGTAATTTCATAAGGAATCAATGAACCATTTGACCAAGTTTGAATTTCTGTAGAAGCTGTTACCGCTGACCACTGTCCTTTTGAATAGTCAAACAAACCTGGAGGATCTAATCCTGCTTCATTACCTTCATAGAATAAATCATAAAGATTTTTCTTGTATGCGTAAGGTCCATCATAACCTGTGTTAAAACCAGTGCCTTGTCCAGGATAGTTATCAGGTGCCCCTAGAGGTGAGTAGTGTGCTCCTGAATATTCACCAGGGATTGGTGCTCCGAAAGTTGCCCCTGAAGTATAACCTTGGATTTTAGGTACGAAGTAGAACAATTTACCGATAGGTAAGTTCATTGCTTGTACAGAAACGATGTCGTTAGCCAACAATTTAGAGAATACTCTTCTTACGATAGGAAATACTACAGTTTCGAATGAACCTGAGCTAGCGTCAGAAGTGGCTTCGTTGATTAGGAATGATGCTTGGTTTTCATATAACTGTGCAACATTTTCTTTTAGATGACCTCTTAGACCATCAAGGAATCCCAATCTATCCCATTTGTTAATAGTATCTTCTTTGATAACTTTAAGGTGTTTTAAACCAATATTACCAACAAGACCTGATTCTAATAATGCTCCCATTTTGTATTTGTTTTTGTTTTTTTGTTTATTTATTTTAATTTTGACATAAGATCCTTCATTCTCATGAATTGAGGATTTTCGTAAGTTTTAGATTCAATCAAGTTAACTGCTGAACCTGTTGTAGGAACTTTTTCAATTTTTCTCTCGATTGATTCTGTGATTTGACTAGACTTATTTGAAGTAAGTTCGTCTTTAATACTTTTATACAAATTTTTAGACTCTTTAAGAGTTTCAACACCATCAAATCTTTGCAGAATATTAATTTTTTCTTGTTTTGAAGTTGAATGTTCAGTAAACAATCTAGTTGCGTACGCCAAATTAGAATTGAATATTGCCACTTCATTTAATTTATTTCTGAAAATGTTTAATGCTTTTCTGTACTCTTCATTTTTCTCTCTAAGGATTTCGAGTTCTTTTTGTTCTGTTGATTCGAAAGTAAGATTTCTGTTTGGAGTGATACCTTTTCTAAGTCCACGTCCTGATTTAGAACCCATTCCGTAAGTACGTGAAGCTTCTTTTGTTTCCATTTTCTTTGGTGCTGACATCATACCTTCTTTAGTTTCTTTTTTCTTCATAGTTTTGTAATCACCACCAAATTCACCATCATATTCGAACTTTACTTTTTTGCCAGAATGTTTTGGCATTTTTGAACCTTCAGATTGTTTTTTTGTTGGATAGTCAGTAGTTTTGCCATATTTGAAAGTTGGTTTCCCCATACCTTCTCCTTTAGCTTTGAAGGATTTTTTTGCTTCAGTAACAAAATCATCTTCATCTACTTCTTCTTCTTCTTCATCCATAACAATTTCGTAAATAGTTTCTTCCATGTCTTCTTCATCGTACATTTCAGTCATATCCATGTTTTCTTCTTCCATGTCTTCTTCATCGTACATTTCAGTCATATCCATGTTTTCTTCTTCCATGTCTTCTTCATCGTACATTTCAGTCATATCCATGTTTTCTTCCTCTTCCATATAATCGGCACCTGCCATTTCCCACATTTCATCAAACTCAACTTCACTTTCACTCATAATCATATACTCTTTGCCAGTTCCAGTATCTTTTAAATTGATATTTTGAGAACCGTCTTTAGTAACAACGATTTCATCTTCAGGACCCATAAGTTTAAAAACTTTTAGAACTTGAGATGTTGGTGCGTTAGTTAAGTCAATTGTGTCGGGTGATTCCATATCAGGTTCTGACATATCATCGTCTTCCATGTCCATAGGTTCATCTTCCATGTCCATAGGTTCATCTTCCATGTCATCAACTTCTATTTCCTCTTCTTCATCTTCAATCTCATCATCTTGTTCAAGAAGAGATTCTTTTACCAATTCTTTGATTTCTTTACTCATTACTGAACCAAGTATTCCTTTTGCATTTTCAGCAACCGCTTCTTCCAAATTTTTCATTTGGATGATTGCCTCTTCTAAAATTGATTTGTCTTGTGCCATTTTTTGTTTTTTTGATTTTTATATAAATATTATCATTTGTTAAAAAAACCTTTTTAAGGTATTCAACAAATTAATTTTTTTATTTATTATAAATATTAGTATTTTGATAAAATAAAAAAAGGAGAGTATTTCTACTCTCCTTTTCACATTTTTTCTGAAATTTGATTATTCAATCACCTCGTCTATTTTACTTTCAACGATTGCTGTAATACGCCAATCAGTTGTGTAATGTTCATAAATCTTGGTTATTTTGGCTTCAACATCAGTTGGGGTATACCCCATAACCAATTTTTCCAATTTAATCTTTTTGATTTTACCTGTTTCAGAGTCAATCAAATCTTCAGCAATTTTTGCAACAAAATATTTTTGTCCGTCTTCCATGATTAATATTTTTTAAATTATATGATAATCAATCATAGATAAATTCAAATATAAAATCAATAAATTAAAAACCGTATTTAGATAATTTTTTCATTAAGTCCAAAGTTTTATTTCCATTACTACCAACATTTCTTTCAACCGCCATCTTTCTATCATCTTCAAGATTTTCTTCAAACATATGCTTGTCCTCTTTATTCAAGAAAAGATAAGCACCTGGCGTTGAAGGAGAAGATACCAAATCAAAACAAATTAATTCAAAATCATCTTGAACTTCATTTTGTTCTCCAACCTTTTTTAATGAACCAACACCACGAGATGAAATACCAAGTGTAACACCCTGTCTTAAATAATTCGCCGCCATATCACCCTTTGTGGATACAATACCACGTTCATGAAATCCAGGACTTGTTAATAATTTTAATTTACCCATCAATATTGGACCTTCCCACCATACTTCCGTAATTAAGTGTGAAACTCTGTCTAAATCAATTAAAGATGATTCTGGGTGATTTAATTCAGAAAGAGAAGTACCTTTTTGAATCATCTTTTTGTAAAGATCGGCTTCTCTTTTTAATATCCTTTCGGGATAAATTCTACCATTTCTATTTGGTGTGTTATATTTTTGTAGAACGGCATAAAATTCAAATGGTTTTGAATGGTCTAACATAGTTTTAGATTCCATTATGTATGAATTGTTCACCGTTGTTGGCGACACCCAACCATCATTTTCAATTAATATACCTTTTCCCGTTTCACCAGGATTTAAAATTCTTAAGCTCATCTTTAATTTTTCTTTATAAATATTAAAGATTATTGATTTATTTGATTTTTATCTTTCTTGGTGAGGGTAAATACAAAAAAATCGTTTTTGTTAAAGTTTTGATTTATTACATTTTTAACCATAGATTTTAAATAATCTTTTACTTGTTGTGATTTAAAATCAATTTCTTTTTGTTTAATAAATAAATTGATTTCCAAGTTAAGAAAGGATTTTTTCCCCATTATCAAACCACTTGACCTTAAATCCAAATCAACAATAAAATTTTGTTCAAATAAATCATTGTTGATTGTATTATAAACTGTGTGTTTAATAGATCTGGATAAGTTTAAAACAACTCTATTCCAATTGTCAGATTCTTTTATAGGTTCTACCCAAGTTTGGATATTTAAATAGATTGATTTCAGTTCAATTGAATCTACAGTACCATACGTCACTTTCGCAATTTTAAACCCTTGTATCTTTGAGGTTTTACCTTTTTTCATTCATATATTTTTTTCAAGTTTATTTTTTTGAAAAAAATAGATAATTATTGATTAATAGTCAAAATAAATCTAATTTAGTTAAATATGATAATAGTAAAAGTAGACAGTAAAACACCAATTGATAAAGCGTTAAAGCTTTTTAAAAGTAAAGTCATCAAAACTAAGTTGATGACTGAGTTAAAAAACAGAAAAGACTTTACCAAAAAATCAATTCTGAGAAGAAATGAAATGAACAAAGCTAAGTATGTTCAGACGAAAAAATCAACAGAAGAATATTAAATACTATCCCTCAATCCTTTTAATCTGAAATAAGATAACTTATCAAACTTTTCTGATTGTATTTTTGATATTGTCTCTTGTATTTTAGTTGATGTCTCAATATCAGAGTTTTCGTTAATTGTTTTTAATTTATTAAGAACATCTTCTTTAACAACATGGTAATCCTTTTCCATATTTGATTCATCCATTGACAAGAATTTAATTAATTCTTGTTTGTCAGACTCATTCAAATTTTCAATATAGTTATTGATTGTTTTGTTCGCCAAATT